GGTCTGATCCATGTCAATCTTGGAAACCGTCTCGAGCGTCTTCGCCCGCGCCAGCTCGCTGTCTGCGACGGTCTTGACCACACCGGCACGGGCCTGCGCGGCCTTGGCGAGCGCCTCCTCGGCCGCAGCTTGGAGGAACACCGCATTCGGATCGGGCTGCGCACCGGCCTGGGCCATCGCTGCGGCCTCCTCCTCGGTCGGCTTCACGACGCCCATCTGCACCAGCTGCTTGCGGAAGAACTCGGAAATCTCGCTCAGGCCCTCGCCTTCCATGTTCATGAGCGCCGCAGCCTGCAGCACGCGCTGGGCCTCGGGGTCTTGCGTCACGGCCATCATCTGCGTGAGGGCGCGCACCGTCGCGGCACGTTTGCTGCTGCTGCTCGGGCCGACCTCAACGGCGACATCGAACTCGGCTTCGGTCAGGTCGTTCTCGTGCTCAAGCTCGCCCTCGTCGTTCACCATCGGCCGCATCAGTTCAATGCTCGACATCTGGCCCTGCGCGCCGATGCCCTTCATCTTCCGTCCAGGCTCTGCGTACACCTCGCGGGCCATGCCGAGCCACACCTCGCCAGCACGGCGCACGGCCTTGGCGTAGTTCGACATGTAGATGAACGTCTGCATGTCCAGCCGCTGCTGGACCATCTCGACGGCCTTGCCGCTGACGTTGGCGACCACCTTATCGCCCTGCTCCTGATTCCCGAGAACGTCCTTGATGTCCTGCTCGGTGATCTGCAGCAGCGCAGCCATCGCGGGCGGGATCTGCGGCGACTTCGTGTAGGCCAGCGGGCCTGCAGCCTGTGCGCTGCCGTCCGGTCCGGTGATCGGGTTGATCAGCAGGTACGGGTAATTGCGCAGGTTGTCGTCCTGCCACATCACCTGATGACCGGCTACCTGCTCGGGCGTCAGGATGGGCTTCTCGACGCTCGACAGAGCGGCGATCTCGGCCAGCTTCGACCGCTGCATGTTCGCCAGGCGCTGGGCGTCTTTCGCCAGCCTGACATGCCCCGCGCACCGCTCCACGTTGTCCACGAACCAGCGGCGGCCGTAGACCGGCACGACGGGGATGTGCTTGCCGGCAATGAACCCGGAGTCTTCGAGCACCTTCGCGCCGCTCAGGACATACTTGCGCACCCGCTGGCGCTTGACGCGCTTCTGCCGCACCTCGACGCTGCCGACAGCCTCCAACTCGGCCAGCATCTCATCGTCCAGCTCGCTGTCCCGGTAGCGTTCCTCCTCGCCGTCCAGGCTGCGGAAGATGCGCACGGTCTCAGACACCATCTCGACGCGGAAATACTCCGCGACGTACACGACATCGGGCGTCAGCCAGTCGAACTCGTACTGGTGGATTTCCTTCGGCCAGCTTGCCGGGTCATCCCCGTACTCGGCCTTGTACGCCTCGCGGGTCATGCTGGTCAGCACGAAGCACCGCTTCGCGTCGGCCTTGTCCTGGCGCTTGGCTTGGAGGTCGAAGAACACAGACGAGTCGGCGTCGAAAATCGGTTCGATGCGGATGCGCTGGCGCTCGTCCTCGTCGTCCTCCTCGTTTTCGTAGGCCGTTCGCAGCCGGAACGCACCGAAACCGCCGCCGACCGCCTCCTCGAAGGCGTTGTCGTAGGCTTCCTCGGCCCCGCTGTCCTGCTCGTCGGCCCGGTACAGGTCGTCGCAGGTGTCTGCGAGTCCGTCGTATTCCTTGCCTTCCTTGCTGACGAAATCGACCGTCACGCGGTTGGCGCGGTACTCGGAGAAGATCCGCTGCACCGCAAGGGCGATCTTGTTGACCTCCATCTTCGGCTTGTTCTCGAACTGCGCGCCCAACGGCCCTTCCCACTGGGCGCCTGCGATGGAGTAGAACCGGCGATCCTGCAGGCACTGCAGCCGCTCGTCGCGCAGCGCGCTCTGGATGGCGTCGAACTCTGCCATCGCTTCCGCATGGATGCGAGACAGTCGCTGCTCGTTCGATTCTCGTGCCATCGGGGTATCTCCGGGTATTGCGCGGCTGGCGGGATTATGCTACGCGAGGCGTTCGGTGTCTATCGCCAGCGGTGGGCGGTGGGAAGGACGAGGCCCGCGAGGTCAGGTTTCTTCGTCGTCGCCCCCGTAACAGCCGGGAACAGCGCCGCCAGGCCCCAGATCAGCGCGTCGGCCCGGTTCGGGCTCCGCGAGCCGGTGTAGCCCGTCGTGGCGAATCCGCTCAGTTCGTCCTCGAGTTCCGGAAACATCCCGACATGGCGTACCTTGCCCTGCTCGTACAGCGACGAGAACGGTTCGGCGCGCACCACCTTGCCCCGGCTGGCGGTCACGGGCCTGAACGGCGTGCGCGGGCGGGCGGTCTCAATCACCTGGCGCACCATCGCCCCGCCGTAGTTCGTCTCGGCCACCACGCAGTCGGCCTTATGCCGATCAAACGCCTCGGCCGCCACGCGTCCCCAGGTTGCAGGGCCGGCTTTCACCGTCAGGTCTTCCAGCAGGTAGCACGCGCCGTCCGTGGCCAGGCCGACCACCACGATGCCGATAGCGTCGTTGTCCGCACTCGCCTCGTCGTCCGCGCCGCTCGGGTCCACCGCGACCACAACGCGCACCAGTTGCGGAACAACGCCGTCCAGCACGCGCCAGCGGTCGATGTGCTCCTCGGGGAATAGGGCGTTCGGGTTTGCGTCTGCGAAGCGGCCCTCGAGGAATCGCGCCCGCATCCTGGCCGGCAGGGACTCGAGCATGCGCAGGTACTCGGGCGACAGGTTCGCAGCGTTGTCGGTCGGGTTGATGGCGAAGCAGGCGTAATCCTCCGGACGCGGCAGGCCGAGCCGGGTGTCGGGGTCGCGCTTCTCGACAAACCTGCGGTACGTCCAGTGCGTCTTGCTCGGCGGGTTGCAGTCGTAGTAGGCCCGCAGCCTGAGTGTGACGGGCTCGCGGCCTTCGATGACCTGCGTGGCCTTCTGCGCAAGGCGCGTCAGGGCCGTGTCGATGCTCGAGAGCGGTATCTGGCTGCACTCGTTGAAGTACAGCGTGGCGAACTCCTGCCCGAGAATCTTCTCGGTGCGGTCCTTGTCGTCCAGCCCCGCGAACCAGATCTGCGAGCCGCCTGGAAGGCTGACGTAGCCGTCCTGCTGGTGCATGTCCCACGCCACACCGGGGAACGCTGCGCGCATCACCTTTGGGAACGTGTCCAGCACGACGCTGGCTTTCAGGTGGTTGTAGCGGAACCGGAAGATCGCATGCCTTGAGTTCGGTGCCTTCAGCGCACGCATCACCACGTTGCGTGTGAGCAGGAACGTCTTGCCCGAGCGCGAGCCGCCGAACAGCATCAGGTGCGTGGAGTCGCCGCTCAGGATGCGCTGGGCTTCCTGCTGGCGGGCGGTTAGCTGGAATGCCATCGGACGCGCTCAGAGTTTTTCGTCGTCATTCTGCGCAATGATTTTCACCGCGCCGCCGTCGTGGCCTGCGAGTTTCAGGAGATCGCCATATTTCTTCGGCGCGAGTTTCGACAACAGCCACTTGCGAGTATCTACCTGCAGTTTGTGCTTCTGGATCGCGGCCCAATCCTTTTTGCCATCGACAATTTCCGGGTCTTGGTCGGATATATCCATCAGGTCGGCCGAGATTTTCTCGATGAAATTCTCGCGTGCGTGCGCGTACTTCTCGGCCAGCGCGGCGTCCTCCGCAACCCAGCCCATGAACGTGCTGTTCTTCACGCCGGCCCTCTCGCACGCCTTCCAGCAACTCATGCCGGCTTCCATGTTCGCCAGGACGGCATCGGCCTGCTTGGCGCGCTCTGGGCTTCCGGGCTTGGTTCGTTGGTTTGCCATCGTAGTGACTCCTCAAACACTCAGATCATGGCCCAACGCAGCGTCTCGGGCAATGTTGACTTTGTTGGACGTACGCGCGAATAAATAAAAAACACTTGCACGAAGGAAAAAGAGAGAGAAAAACCAAAAATGTATATTGATCTTACGCGTACGTACAACATCGACAACATTTGCCACATTTTGCGGCACACGTTGACTTTGTTGTCCGGTAACGCGGTGCGCATGAGGCATGTACAACATCTTCAACGCCCAAGCTCCCGCATGCGCTCTGTCAGCCGCTGGCGCTTCTCGCGCTCGCGTTCGGCAAGCTGCTCGTAGTGCTCATGCGCGGTCGGGTTGACGTCCCAAACGGTCGGAGGCTTCTTACCGACTGCCGGCTGGCCTGCCGCTGGCATGATCCAGCCAAGCTCCTGCAGGGTCGCCAGCACGCGCGTTCTTACCCACTCCTGCAGGCCGCGCCACTGCTTGTAAGCCTGGACGATCTCCCGATTCTCGAGTCGATCGACCTTCTTGCTGAGGATATGCCCAGCAATCCAGCGCACATGCTCAAGGTGCGATTCTTGCCCTAGTATGTCCGTGTAGTAACTCATCGAGTGCGGCAGCAGATATTCCCGCATCAGTCGCTCTACGCACTCCGCTGTCTTGCCTGAGATATTCTCCGCGTTCGGGTGTTTTCCGCGCGCTGCGCAGTCGATAACATGGTATGTCAGGGCGATGCGTGAGAATAGTCCGGGCCATTTGCCGATATGCGATTTCAACCCATTCGGGATGGCGTCGTACTCGGTCATTTCCTTGGCGTAGTCGAACACCCGCTCGCGCACGAGGTGGGCCTCCTCGCTCATCATCACGGGATCGCTCCCTGGCTGGATGCCGTACAGATGGTCGATCAGTCCGTTGTATGCCCGCTTGGCGCGCTCGTCCTCTGGCCTGTCCTGCTCGTTGCCCGCGTTGCGTCCCATGATGACCATGAACCGCTGCATGAGGCCGTCTTCGCCCATCTGCGAGGCGATGCGACGGATCATGTCGGGCTGTATGCCGCCGACCATGCAGGCTGACCAGTTCGGAACATGGATGCTGCCGCGCAGCACGCGGTCCACCATGTGATGCCCGCCGTTGTACATCTCCAGCCAGTGCGCCCGGTCTTTGCCTGCCGCCTTGCCTGCGTTGTACGCGTCCATCGCACCGAACCAGCCTGTAAGCTCGTCCTGCACGCACAGCACGCCACGAGCGTTGTGCTTGAGGATTTCGCTCATCGCCTCGACGGTGATGTCCTCGACAATCAGGCGCTCCTTGACGGGCTCTTCGGGAGCCTGCGGAGGCGTTTCGTTGTGCCGCTTGGCTGCGCGCTTAGCGTCCTGCCACTCCTCGACCTCGTGCGCGTATGCGGCCTGCTTGCGGTCGTTGGCCTCGCAGAGTTCGCGGTTGATCTTCTTCAGCCGCGAGATGGCGCGGCGCAGGCTAGGAGACTTGCGCACCGATGGCGATCCGACCACGGCGCACCACAGGCGAGCAGACTCGCGCCACCCCGTCTCGTGCCGCTTGGGCTGCAGTTCAATGCCGTCGTGGATCACTGACGCGCAGGCCACGATGCAAGGCATGGCGATCATGCCTGGAGCCACACCCATCAGTTCGGCTTGATCGAAGGCATAGTCCGCGATTGCGGCCGGCAGCATCGCGCGGTCTATCTCAGGCACGGGCGCGTCCCCGAAAACGTCAATCGGCGGGCCTTGGAACTTGGCCGGAAGGTTCATGCGTTCGACCTCCTCGGCGGTGCGGTACTCGGGCGCGGACGGGTTGATTTCTCCGGTGTCTGGGTCGATGGATTCGGTGGGTGGAACGTAGATGGGTGATCTTGAGGCCATGCCCATCGCTTCGGCGGCGGCTCTGACGGCCTTGCTGATATCCCCGCCATGCTCGTAGTAGCGGAACAGATCAAACGCCCCCACCAGCTGACCTGACTCATCGCTGCACAGCGGGTCGCTGGCGTGATGTATCCAGGCCTTGCCATCGAAGATCACCACGCCAGCCAAACCTGTGCTTGAGTGCGGTGACAGCCACCGCTTACCCTGCGGCCGATAGCCGTACCGTGTCAGCGCCGCTTCGATGGAGTTCGCCTGATCGTATGCGTCGATCACGCTCGGCGTGGTATCGTTGGCAGGCCGGCGCGTTTTCGGAGGCTTCGGTGTCGGCCGCTGAACCGCCCACGGGCACAGCCCCTGCAGCTGCGGCTTGAGAGCGTCCCAGTTTTTCCAGACTGCCAGCAGCCACGCGGGTGGCTCAGGGATCGCACCGTTGGGCCTCGTCAGCCAGATGTAGGGCTGGCCGGTGTCGGGGTGGATGCTGGGCGGGAGGACGTCCTGCCGCTGCTGGGTGTCTGCCGCGCGGATCTCGAGAACTGTGAACCGCTTGGTCTGGTCGTCCTGGCGCGGCCAGGTCAGCGAGTGATACTGCAGCGCCTCGCCCTCGGGCACGCGGAACAGCATCCGCATCTTCGGTGCCTGACCCTGAATCGTCGGAGACTGCGCCAGCAGCGCGTCAATGTCCCAGCCGAACTCTGCGCAGATGATGCGCATGGCCTCGAGGTTGTCGATGTCCAGACTGCAAAGCCTGGACGGCCCGAGGGCCACGCCGATGTTCGCGCTGGGCCGGCTCTCGTAGTAGCTGCGCGCCTGCTCAGGGTCTGTGATGCACTCGTTGCCCCAGTTCTCCGACACCGGGCGCTTGCCTCTAGGTGGTAGCGGCACGATGTGCATGCCGTACTTGCGGCAGTAGGTGGCGGCGTAGTCAGCCGTTGAAGCTGTCATAGATGGTTCCCACGAAACACACGCGAAAAAGATGGGGCGGCCCTCGCGTGGGGTCGGGCGGCGTCACCAGGGGATCAGCCCGGTCAAGCCCCGAATGAGTGTAGGCGATAGCGCCGATCAGAACGGGATATCGTCATCCATGCTGTCGAACCCGGTACCGCTTGATGCACGCGGCGCAGCCTCCCGAGCCCTGCGCTCCGCGATGGCCCGTGCGTCCTGCTCGGCCTGAGACGGACGACGAGGTGCGGCCGGTGCTGGCGCTGCCGCAGGAGCCGGAGCAGGCGCGTATCCTGGCTGGGCGTCTTTGGGCTGAACGCTCAGAGACATGTACTTCTGCCCGGCCAGTTTCGTGCCCTCGCGTCCCTCTCTGATCCAGGCCGAGAGCCAGTATTCGACCCCAGCCACGTTGATCGAGCCCCGGTAATCCGGCCTGGATTCGTTGCCCTGCTTGTCGTTGCGGGTGAGCATGCCCCGGTTGGTGTTGTCGTACTGAGTCATGGTCTGATAGTCCTGATGGAGACGCCGTGG